AATCATCCCTCCATGCGTCGAGGGGTTACGCCCGTGCGTAACCCCTGCGCCGTCAGAGGTTAGACAGGCACCGGCTCGGTGATGACCGCCTGCGTGATCGCGATGCCGTCGATCACCTTGTAGCCGAACACCTGCAGGCCACGCAGCAGCGTGCCGAAGGTGAACTCGGACCGCAGGGTCTCGACCTTGCTGATCTGCGACGCGAAGGTCAGGCCGTGCGAGTGACCGGCGTAGACCACCCACTCGCCCGCCGCCAGCGCCGGAGGTCCGGTGACCGGGCCCTTGGGCAGGAGGTTCGAGACGTACAGGGTGAAGCGGTCGATCATGCCGAGGCGACCGTTGCGCAGGATCGACTGGTCGTCGCCGGACAGGTATGCCTGCCGGAGTTCCGACCCCTTGATCAGCGCGGCAGCCCATGCCGGGATGATGACCCACCGTCCCTGCTCGGGGATGTTCTGCTCGTCGAGCACCAGCCCCATGCGCAGGATCAGTTGCAGGATGGTGACCTGCCCGGCGACCGGCGGGTTCGCCTGATTGGCAACGACCGGGACCGGAGTGCCGGTGACGCCGAGATTGACGTTGCCGCTGATCTTGCCTGCAGTCGCGCCTTGGTTCTGCGCAGCGCACTGCCCGAGCATGCCGAGCAGGACGATCTGGTCGACCTGAATTTTCATCTGCTGGGCGGCGTCGTCGGACCAGATGCCCATCAAGTTGATGTCGCTCTGGATTTCCATGACGTCGTCCAAAATCTCGTTGAAGTAGAGACCTTGGTCGATCTTGAGGTCGACGATGTTGGACGCGGGCCGGTCGACCGAAAGCTGACCGCCGACCAGATACGGCCGGATGGTGATCGTCGGCTTCGTGCGGATGTGAACGGTGTCGCCTTGGTTCTTGATCTCGCCTTCGTAGTCGGTGTTCGAGATCGCGGCGAGGACGGTCGAGGCGTAGAACTTCTCGATCAGCTTGCCCGACCAAATCTCGGGGATGAACGTGCCGGAGTACGGCGGGTTCGGCTGTACTGAGCCTGTCGGGAAAATCGGCGGGGTAGTGCCGCTACCCGCGAGCGGGAAGCCCACGAAAGCGATGTTCTTGGAAACTTCGCCCGGATTGGGGATCAGACCGGGGTCGATGCTGATGGGATCGGCGACCGCCGCACTGAGCGGGGTCGTCGGAATGAACTGCCGCAACATGCCGTGCTCCTAGGGTTGGCCGATCCAACCCCTGAGCGGCTAGCGATTGCCGTTCCAGTCCATGGGTCGGACCGTGCGTTGATCAGGAATGATCCGCCCCTCGTGCTGCGCGGCGATGATGTCGGCGTCGATGGCTGCCCTGTCCGCCTCGCGCGTCCGCCACTTCCCCGCAGCGCACTCGGTATAGAACCGAGAGATATCTTGGGCGGTGTACATCGGCTTATCGGCGGGCATCTGCGCGCTCGACTGGGCTCTGCCGGGAGCCGCGAGTTGATCCAACGACAAGCGCGTCCCCAGTGGCACCCCGGGCACCGCAGGCGGCATACCCGGCTGCGGTGATGCAGGTTGCGGCTGCTGGGGCGGGCGTGCGTTGGCACGCGGGTCGACGGCAGCCTCCTCTGCAAGGAACGCCCGGAAGAACGCTGCCACCCGATGGGCATCACCGCTGTTCCACGCGTCTTGCATCAACTGTTGACGCATAACACCGGAATAGACCTCTGGCAACTGGACCCACTGCACAAAGCGCGGGTCTCTGTTCAGGTCCTGCCAATTGGGAATGAGCCCGCCAACGGTGGCGTTCATGCGTGTGAGGAAGGCGTTGCCAGTCTCCTGCTGGACATGGCCCAACCGACCGCGCAAGTCCTGAATTTCCTGCTGCAGCGGCGCGGCGATCTCGGTGGCCGCGCGGCGCACGACGTCGATGAACTCGGGGCCGTAGTCTTGCATCTCCTGCTCGGTGAGCAGCGTCCCCTGCGGGATCGGCTGGGCAGGCGGCGGCGTGCTGCGCAGCGTCGCGTTCTCGCTCTGCAGGCGCTGCATCTGATCGCCCATCTGCGTCATCTGCTCGGAGGCGCGTTGGAACCGCCCCTGCATGGCGAGAAAGCGGTTCTTCCATTCCTCAGGCGAGACCTCGGGCTCCGGCTGGGGAGGAGCCGCCACCGCAGGCGGGACGCTGGGAGGAGCCGACGGCGGAAGGGCCGGAGGAGCCTGCGGTGGCGTAGGTGCGCCCTGTTCAGTGGGAGGATTGACGATGGACGGCTCGGCCTGTCCGGTGAACGCCTGCTGCACGATCTCGGCGCGCTTGCCCGCTTCGCGGACGGCCCGGGGGAGATTGAGATTGGGATCGACCTGAGCCATCGGGCTCTTGGCGCGAAGTGTCTCGGCCGAAGTGGGCGTGTCTGCCATATAGTCCCCTAGCGTTTCTCGTAATTCTTGCGCTGATCCATGCAGTTCACAAGCCGGTCGCGGATCGAAATTGCGAGGTTCGTCCGACCCTGCGCCCCCATGATCCCTTCGGTCCCTGCCGCCAGCAGCCCCTTGGTTTCCTTATCGGTCACCAGTTGAACCGCCCTTACCAGTGCCTCGAACTGGTCAGGCGCGGCGACCTTGAGGTTCGAGGCAGCGATGGTCAGGTGAAACCACGGGTCGTCGCTCATCCGATCTTCGCGCCGCGCAGGCCCATCTGGATCAGTTGCGGGTAGGTCTGCGGTGCGGTCAGGCCGGTCGGCGTCTCGGCCGCGAGATTGAGCGCAGTCGGCGGCGGCTGACCGGGCTGGGGCTTGGTCAACTGGTTCATGGCCGCCCGGTTCGGCAGTAGCACTTCCCGGCCGGGCTTGCCCTTGTTGCGGTTCGGCAGCTTCATCATCAGAACGTCTTCGTCGAGATGACCTTGCAGCCCTTGCAGAAGTCTTCCGTGGGCAGCCCGGGTGCTCCGAGCGGCGTCGGCGGCGATGCAGGTGTCGCAGCCCGCTTGGGGATCGGACTGAGACTGTCGCCGCCACCGCCGAACGGCGACGCCGACTTGTTCGGCGCGTCAGCCGCCTTGCCGATGCCACCGAAATTCTTGCTGCCCTTGGGGCTAGCCCGGCCGATCAGCGCGGGCAGCTTGGGCGGAGTGGTGCTGAGATGGGGCTTGCGCATCAGCCACCGTCCGGTCCGGACTGACCGGGGCGCGCCGCGCGGCTGCCGCGATTGCCGAACATCTTAGTGGTGCCGCCGTGCGCGAAGCCGTCTTGTCGTGCGCCGGTAACCGCCGACCCACCGGGCTCTTGCGGGCCCGCACCGCGCGAGTTCTTCGCCTCGTTCTTGCTGTAGCCCATCACGTCGCTCGGGCCTGCGTTCGGCTCGATCCCTCGGCGCGATCCGCCGTGCATGTCGACAGCCGACCCACCGGGCGACTGGCTACCCGCCCCCTCGAAGCTGTGCATCTTGCCGTTGCCACCGAGCTTACCCCAGTTGGCACCCTTCTCGTTCGTCTTTTTGTTCGCGACCATCATCACCTCCGTTTGAACAGGTTGTCGTGTGACGTACTGCCTGACCGGGGCAGTGAAGACCCACCGGCAGCGAACGGGTTCTTGGACGGCCGAACCTTGCCGCCCTTTCGGTGGTAGTACTCGCCGGGCCCCGGCTTGTCGCGACCGGCGTAGTCGTCGATCATCTCATCGGGCACCTGCAGGAACTTGGCACGGACATCAGGGTCCGGGCTCTCGTAGACTTTCTCGCCATGGCCGATGTCCGACACGGTGTATGGGTTCTTCGCCATCGCTCGCTCCTACGGTCCAGCCGTCCTGCGGCCTACAAGGTTTGTACGCGGTCCCATGTCCTGTGACGATCTCTGGGGAGCCTGTCCACCCCCCGCGCCGCCAGCGCCTGCCGGTGGCGGCCCGGCGGCACGACGCGTCGCCATGCTCGATGGCGGCCCACCACCCGGTGGTCCACCCGGCGGGGGCGGTGGCTGCTGCGTCGCACCGGGCATGCCTTGCGCCTGCGCCGACTGCTCGGCCTGCTTCTGCTGCGCTTCCATCTCGTCCTCGCTGGGCACGATCTCGTCGCCGTCGAGACCGATGCCCTGAGACACCGCGCGCAGCACGGCGGCACGTCCCTTGGGGCCGATGATCTGCATGTCGATGGGGTTCCCGGTCAACTGCAGGAACTCAAGCTGACGCTGGCGCATCGTCTCGCGCTGGACGGCGACCGTCACGCCCTTGGGCACGACTTCTTCCTCGCCGGTCAGCA